TCAAATGTTTGTCCATCAAGTCGCTGACAAATAGCACTTGTTCGAGAGTCCAGCGTTGCAACATATTCATATTTTGGGGCAACCTTTTTATTTGCTGCATAAACAGCCTGTGATGCTTGATTTGTTACCTGATTTACAGATGTTCTAACGATAGTCTGAATCTGATGATTAGCCAGCTTTGTTAATTCACCACCAGCCTGAGCCATTTGTCTGACACTAGCTTTCTGCAAGTCATCAAAATCAAGTCTGCCAACTAATCTCCTACTGATCTGCTGTAATGTCTCACCAGCAAAGACTCCTGACCTGACTGCCAAATCTAATCTTTCTGCTGAGGACTCTGCTATGCCCCTAAATGCTTTCTGTACTGTTTGCCCATTTGGTAGCTTAATTGTTGAACCCTGCAAAGATGTAAGGCTGAACTTACCAGATCCAAACTTAACAAAATCATCTTCTGTAAACTTTCGACTTGTAAATATGTTTACCTTTGATGGATCTGTCATTATCACTGAATCTGCATAATCCTTGCTAATGGCAACACTATTTATAGGAACATCACCAGATGCTGTAATGTTTTTGAGTTCATTAACAACAAAATCTCTTTGTAGCTCCACTACACCTTGCAACTCATCTTTCATATCAAGGGTTGATCTAGCCCACCATGTATTCAAGCTATCACTTGATTGTTTAATTATGGCTCTTAGTCTTTTTCTGGTGACTGGTGCAATTATTCTTGTGCCGCCTCTTGCTATCTCTGCGACCTGTCTTTGATCTATAGACCTTAATTGTTTTGCTGCATTGAGGATTATTTCGTTATAAGTGACAACATATTTTTCTGCAACAGCGTATGAATATCTATTCAGATCAATGATTTCTCTATAGAAAATCTCTGGTGTGGACATTTATCATTCGTCCTCTGCGTCCGCTGGCTCCTCCGCTGGGGCATCTGGTTCTTGTCTCTCCGTCAATCCTCCGTTCTGCGTTGTTTCGATCTCATCTTCAACGTCAAAGTCATCACCAAGTATCTCTCCAGCTGATAACTGGTTCAATAATGTCTCCTGACTAATAGTGCCAGAGGTAAACAATGCAAGTAATGACTGGATCTCTTGTGGTTCTAGCCTTGCAGAAACAAAGTCTCTGTTCACAAAACAGCTGCCAGCATTGGGTTCATTGAGATATTCGCTGTGAAACTTCAAGCAGTTATCAATCAAGTCTTGCATTTGTTGGGCAACTACCATCATTGTGCTGTCATTCTGCGATCTATCTATTCTCTTAGCCTCTGCTGTCTCTCCTACTAACTTCTGACCAAGAACAGCTGCAAGTGATAATGTATTAATCTGCTCTTTTAAATCTTCAAGAAGTCTAAATTGTGCATCATAACTATCCGCAGAGGGTGAAACATATTCCATGCGTGAATCTGGTGGCAATGCTAAAGCCTCACTTGGGCCTGTCGTTATCTCATCAGCATTTGGATAGCCATAAACTACTAAATTAGGAACTGCACTAATGTGCAAAATATTAAACAAATCTGACTGTATTTGATAATGCTTAAGGTTTAGCTCTGCAATGTCATACAAAGGACTGCGGCTTTCATAAAATCCGACCCTATTGGAATAAGCAACTGTAAAAGGTATCTTGTCTTTAAGGCTCGTTTCACCTTCTTCATACAATTTATATTCGCCCTTTTTATCGTCTTTTCTGTGGATTTCGTATCTACCACGTTCAAGCACCCTGATCTGAGATATTACCTTCTCACCATATTGGCCATCTGGCTCAACAATCCTCTCCAACAAACGCACTTGTGTGAGTTCTCTTGCACCATCTATGATCTCAGTTCTCCAGCCTAATATATCCTCTGGCTTATATGTCACCCAGTATGGCCTTGCTTTCTCTCCCTCCTTTGGTGCATCTACTAAAACACCACAATGTCCAAATGAAACAACAATTCTTGCAGTTTGATAAAGCCAGATATTCAGATCATTGCCTTCAAGGTCAACGTCAAACAGCTGTTCTCTAACTAAATCAGATACATCATCTAGTCTTATGGGCTTTCTGACCAGCATACCGCTTAACATTTTCTCTATTCTCTGTAGATATGGGACTACTGTTGATCTAGCTAATCTGCGATCATAGCTGTCATCTACTTCTCTTTCTAGCTGAGGCAAGTATTTTCTATGCTCACTCCTGATCTTATATGTACCTTCCTTCAAATCTGATATCAAATCCCAAAACTGTGCCATGCGTTGATGGGCTGCATTAGGGCTTGCAACTGTAGTTACAGCTTGAGTGATGGACTTATTGTAAATATCAAGTGAGCTATACACGTTTTTGCCTCAATAGTACCATGTCTTTAATATATTCTAATCCCTGTAGGTTTGCCCGCCCTAGCAAACAATGGATTGAACTCACGCCATATCAAATATCCCACAGCGTCAGCCATATGGTCATAGCCAGATTCTTTATCTGGTTCACCTTTTTCTGTGTATGACTGAAGTTCCATTGATTCAATTAACTTTCTGCAACTGGCATGGATTTGTAAACGGCTTTCCCCCTTGCCGTTACATAATAGAGCCTGTACGGAAGCGACCCTATCTCTGACTGGCGGGTTGCTGCGGGGACTTTGATTGCTGAAACCATATCCAGCCAGTATCTCAATGTCTGTCTGAGTTGCGTTTGTACTCCTGTTTCCTCCACTAGCATCTGGGTAAACGTATATCTTGTTCATAGGATATCTTGCTTTGATAGTTTGTGCCAAAGCATCTGTATCGTATGCGGCCACAACCTCATCAAATATTAACAATTTTTGATCTTGGACAATACCTATCACCGCATTTGTGTTCTGGACGTTAAAGTCGATCCCGATTCTTAGCGGTTCAAGGCCAATGTCAGGCTTGATATTCGTGACATTCTGTTCTCTAGTGAAGCGACTATAGACTTGGCCAGTGGTTAGATTGATGAACTCTCCATTGAGATATGCCTGTAGCATTGATGGATCGTAGTTGGCTTGCATACGTTCAATGAAGTCACTAGGCAAATGTGGGTTATCCTGAGTCCTCATCTTGATTAGCTGCCTATCTGTTCTCTCCTTTGCTTCGTCCGTACCAAAGGTGTTATATAGCCAGCGAAATCCCTCTGGTGTACTAGCTGCACAAAACTGTCTAACATTGCCAGCCCTTAGTCGTCCCAGTATCTTTGGGAAAGCTTTGTCGGCAATAGTTGGTGACACAACATCTATTTCATCAACAAGCACATGGCTGAGGTTCAGACCAATAATTCTAGACCAGTTCTCAAAGGATCTGCATAACAGCTTGCTATCACCTTCCTTGAAGTGCAAAGTATATTCTGGCAGTGGACTAGCTCTGAAAGTATATGGGATTTCATACTGCTCAAGGAACATTTCAAAGTCTGTTTGCCAGATGTCACGAATCA